TAAACACGGAGGCGACCGTTAAGAACACCAGCGAAGGTGTTACCAGTGTCGTCTACCTGAAGGTTGTTGCTGTTAAGAGCAGGAGTGTAGTCGAGAACACCAGCCATCTGAAGAGCAGACGCAACGTCTGACGAGCAGATAACGATGTTACCCTTACCGCGACGAGTCTGCTTGGCAATCTGGTTTGCTTCGCGCTCGAGCTGGAACATTAGACCCTTGAACTTCTCAACTGACCAACGACCGTTTGAGTCGGTGTCGAGGTCGAATACACCAGCAGTAGTGGTGTTATCAGCCGCGCCCTGCTCTGCAGTGATGTTGATTTCGCGAACAACTTCACGGTTGATTTCCGCAAGGATTTCAGCCGAAAGAATGTTAGCAAGCTCAGTCTCAGCGTCAAGACCGTGAATTGCCTTGAGATCCTGAGCGAGTTCCATAGTGTACTCAGCCTTGAGTGCACGGGACTTAGCAGTTACAGTTACCTTCTCAATCGAGAAAGCCATCTGGTTGAAGTCATCAGAACCAGTTCCGAGAGCGCCGAGACCTTCTGCAGTAGCAGTAGACATACCGAAACCAGTGTTATAGTTTGCAGTATTGACGAGTGGAGTGGTGTTAGTTTGACCTGGGATTGTACCAGAGAACTGCTGACCGAATGTTGAGTTACCAGCAACAACAGTCGAGAACGCAGTGTTAACTTCGTTGTAGAATGTTTCGTTAGCCTGATTGCCAGCGAACGAGGTATTTGAAGTACCGTTACCCTGGTTGTTATACTTCGAACGCATTGCGAAGATAAGACCAGTTGGACCAGTCATTGGCTGAACGCCGCAGATGTCATAAGCAATGAGGTTAGGCATTGCACGACGTACGAGCGAGATAAGAACTGGATCGAAGGTATCAATACCGCCAGCGCCAGCAGTGGACGAAGATCCGCCCATGTTGTTAACTGGAAGGTTGGAAGCGTAATCGGTCTCAGTTAGAGTCTGGTAAGAACCATGAGCGCCAGCCTCGCGGAGTGCACGCTCAGTGTTCTCAAGAACAACTGCAGTTACGGAACGGCGGTGACCGTCCTTGATTCCACCGAGAGCCTCGTGGTCAAGAACTGGCGCCCACTTCTTTTGAATTTCCTCAGCTAGATACATTTTTGTCTCCTTTTGAAAGCTAGGATATAAAGTTATTTATAATTATTACTTCTTGACGGATCTTGCGATCGCCTGAACGTAACGGTTGACTACAGGATCAACTGCCACGGTATTAGGCGCAGCTTCACCCTCAAATGTTTCCTCTTCGATATTCGAGGTAACTACTGGTGCCTTCTTCTCAGCAAAATAGTTTTCCTTGACAATCGAAAGTTTCTTAGAATAAACTTCTAAATCGCCGTCAAAATCAACACCCTCGGCGAGAGCTCTGAACTTTTCTTGTTGTGAAAGAGTTAGGTCTTCAAGCATAGAATTGAAAACTTCCTTCTTCTCAGACTCAACAAGAGCGTCCTTCATAGCAACATTCTCTTCGATAACTTCGTCGAGCTTTGACTCAAGCTCTTCGACCTTCTCGGCAAGACCTTCAATTACGTCCATCTTGTCCTGTGGGACATCGATGTAATGTTCGGCGAATAGATTCTTGAGACCCTCAATGAACTCTTCAGCAAGCTCATTGCGAATTGAAGCCTCGATAGCTACTTCATTTTCCTTGATCCATGACTCAACAACATAGTCGAGATAAGAATCAACCTTTGAAGAAAGCTCTTCTTCAATAGAAGAAACAGCTTCAGTTAGCTTAGTTTCAAACTCTTCCTCAAGACGTGTAGTCTCAAGTACAAGACGAGCATTGATAGCTGCCTCAAATAGAGTAGCAGCATTATCCTTGAACTCTTCGGACAGATCCTGACCATTGAACATCTCTTCAACGTCTTCCTTGACAGAGAGCTTTGGCATGGCGTCCTTAGTCTTTGGACCCTTACCGCCCTTCATGTCAACAGTAGCCTGATTAGCGCCTGACTTATCGCCAACGCCCCAATCCTTACCTGGTCCGTAAAGTGACTGTGTATCATTGTACCACTTCACAAGATCTTCCTTCTTGGCAGCAGCAAGAGTGCCAATGATTGCTGTAAGATAGCCAATCTTTGACTTAGGATCTGAACCGCCCGAACGTGAAGCTGGCTTTAGAGAATCTGCAGCCATAGAAGCCTCGTCAAGAACTTCTTCTTCAATAGCTTCAATGTTTTCTACTTGGTCTGTCATTTAAGGTCTCCCTCTGGAATTTACAATTATTTATATTTATTTTATCTTGAATGCTAAAGAACTGATATAGTTCTCGAATATAGCAAACTTTTGCTCTTCAAGTTGGCTCTTCGACATTTCATGTACAGCCTTCTTGATATTATCGATTTTCTCTTCGTGCCATGTTTCCTTAACTGGGTCATAAATCCACTCGACGCCTTCCATAATACCCTTAACGAAAGCATCTGGTGCTGACGGATCAGCAACAATATCGGCAGCAGTAGCCAAACGGAAGTCATCTTGAACTTCCATAATACCGTCCTTGCGTGGAACAAGCGACCCCATACCACGTGAAGATACGCCAAGGTTAGCACCTGACTTTAACAAACCTCTTGCAATGTTGCCCATTGGAGTGTCTGTTAGTTTTGCCTTACCGATAAAGTTGTCGCCGTCGCGACGGAGTTCTGTAATGATATGGGAAACACGGTCAAGATTAATTGATGGACCCTCTGGGTGACCAAGCTCACCATACGCACGGTTGTTTGCTACAACATCTCTCATGTAGCGTTCAACTTCACGCTCCATGATGTTGATAGGATAAATACGACCGTTTCTGTTTTTTCTGTTAGCCTGGAGGAAAATACCTTCAATGAAGTGTTCCTTATCGCCGTTTTCTTTAGCTTCAGCGATATATTGAACTTCTTCAACTAACTCTGTAATGAGCTTCATTTTATCCTCTTAGTATTTGTATGCGACTGGTGTGGCTTTCATACCAGTACCAACCAACTTATCTGTCGCTGCCTTCTCTATGACAACATACTCTACATTTGAAACAGTAGTATTAGCATAAACAGTGCCATTAGAGTATTGAACATTTAGTACAGCTGCAGCACCAGTATTGATTACACGAACCAAAGTTGAGTTAGCAACAGCGTTTGCTGTAGAACCAATATCAATTTCTGCGCCTAGTAACTTGAGTATCATACGTTTCGTCCTGTATTTACGTCCACTGACATATTAGGAAATGTCATTGGGGTGTCTGGTCCAGTTTGTTCGTTATTCTTATCGTGCTCACCATAGATCATGTAATCGTGAACCGAAGTTACATAGTCTTTTGCAACTGCAATCTTTGACTGCACCCATGGCTCAATCATTAGATCGTCAGAAAGCTGATCGGCAAGAGCATTTGCCTTAGCAGCTAGTGCCTTGAGTTGTGCTTTTGCCATTTCAGCAGATTCGTCGTGGTCATCGCCGCCAAGTAGTGGAACAGCAAGATCTTCTTCAACTGACTCGTTACGCTGCTTGGCATAGTATGCACCAAGAGCCATACGCTGACGCTCTTTCTTTGACTTGCCAGCAAACTTTGGATCTTTTGACTTGATGAAATCGCGAATCCAAGTTGATGCTGGATCCTTCTTTGTCAATACTTCATCGACCTGCTCGACTTCTTCTTTACGAACACCCTTTGCTCTTCCAGGTGGAAGCTGAGTAATTTTACCGCCACTTGCTAAATGAGCAGCAACAGCTGCGTCGCCACTAGCTTTGTCTGCTCTCTTAGTTCCTGGTTCGCGCAAAGGTTGTGGGTTTTGGAAAGCTACTCTTGCTGCTTTTTTAGAAGCCCAACCTCTTTTAGCACCCATGCCAGCAGTTGATCTATACTGAGTTGGCATCTCTTCAATATTCTCAACTTCTTCTTTGTTCATGTGTGTAGACTCTTTCCAGCACTCTTTCAAACCATGAACTTCGCACATTTTACCAGCCTCAGTCATATTGCACTTGGCTGCTTCCTTTAGTTTCTTTTTCTTTTCAGGCGGCGTGTAACCTGCGGCGCTGAATGTGCCCATGTCACTACGCTGATGCGGCGAAAGAACATCATGGGCTTTCTGACCCATCGCGCCGTGTGTAGCTGAAACCTTTGAACCAGGAGATTTTTTAGAGGCAGACATAGCATCTTTTTGTCCTGCGTGGGTTGTTACCTTGCCATCTTTATGCGTAACAATCCACGCTTCGTCAAAAGACTCTTCGTTTACCTTTTTATCCTTTGGTGGCTTGTAACCATGGGCGTGAGAAACCTGACTGTGCTTAACATTGGTTGCTTGAAAAACATCAGAGCCATTGCCGTTAGGATCGTCCCACTTCTGAACCGAATGCTTTGCTACAAAATCCTGCTCATCTTTAGCTTTTGGATCGTAGTCAACACCAGGATCTTTGCCGAGCGAAAGATCGGTTGTGGTTGAAGGGCGAACACCCTTAATGGTGTCGCTAGCCGCCTTCAAAATATCTTTAAGCTGTTTCGCCATCTGTAGGTTCCTCTGGTGTTTCTTCTTGTTTTTCTGTTTCAGTTTCTAATTCATCCGCTTCAACAGTTTCTTCTTCATCATTAGTTTCTTCAGTAGAAGAATACAAACTGGAAGCAATCTCTACCTTTTTAGCATCAATAGCCGCTACCATTTTATCAGCCATTATACTTTTAAATGCGTCTTCAAAATCTGTTGGCTTTTGCTGGTGTGCAAAATTCAATAAATCAGTTACAGAAACTTGTGTCTCATTATCCATAATTATCTCCAATTATTTATTTTTAGCCAATATTTGAGCTGCAGACTTTAAATCCGCCTCATCTTTTAGTGTACGATTCTTTTTGTTTTTCAATAATTCGTAAGTAGCCTGAGCATCTTGTAATCTGTTGCTATTTTCCTGCTCTTGTGGCATTTTATCAGTAGTTGTCTCTGGCTGGAAATCTTGCTGACCCATCGCACCATCCATTTGCATCTGTTGTTGTAGCAAAGGATCCATAAACTGCGGGTTATCTTTTTCCTCGGCGATTTCCTTGTCCATTTCTTCGATAACATCATCAGACTGCTTGAGAACTTCACGACGTAACCATTCATTCGAATAGTACTTACCAACCATGTCCTGCAGGTTGCGAGCAAGGTTGATACGATTGTCGAGAATTTCGCCGTCCTTGAGTTCGGAGAAGTAGTTATCCTTAGCAAACTCAAACGTAATTTTCTGCTGAATTAGAGCGAAGTCTTCAATTGACATAATTTGTTTTAATACAAGTTGCTTCTCAAGCATCTTAACAAACAGTGTAGCAAAACGACTACGAAGGCGAGAAACGAAACGGCTGAACTTCAACTCGTCACGAGTAACTTCTGTCGCGCGCCCGAGCGAGAACAACGCATCAGAGTTGAGACGATTCGTTGGTACGTTCAATGTTTGAAGGAACTTTTTCTGGAAATACAGAACGTCATCCATCTGACCAAGTGTTTGACCACCAGCCAGTGTAGTAACTTCAGTACCACGACCACCTTCGCGGCGAGGTAGCCAATAGTCCTCAAGCATAGTCATGAACTTGCGGTCGTCGCGGATTTCGCCAGTTGATGCGTCATAGATCAAACGGTTTTTGTGCTTGACCATGATATCACGGACGTACTGCTCTGCTTTCATCTTTGGCAAATTACCTACGTCAATATACCAAATACGACGTTCTGGCGCACGAGCCAAACGATAAATTACCAGCGCGTCTTCAAGTGTACGCAGCTGGTTCAATGCCTTGATAGCTTTATGCAAATACGAGAGAACCATCGTTCCCTGCGTATCAGTCAAACCAGAAGTGACGTGAAGGATTGAATCCTTAGCAATACGAAGACCAGTGGTACTTGGACCTACTGCCTTGTTGCCGTAATTGAAACCTTTGTCATTGAAAATATAATATTCGTTTTGAGTTCTTTGAATGACAGCTTCTGCCATCTCGCCACCCTTGACACGCTTCTTAGCAATTTCACGCACTTTTCGAATCTTGCGTGGATCAATGTAACGAATTTCCTTGATGCCAGCTTTTGGATCAGCTTCATCAATTAGAACGTGATAATACAAACGACCGTCAGTATACCAACGGCGAATAATTTCATACGCTTGTCTATTAAAATTGAGAATATTGAGACAGTTATCGAACTCGTCTCTAATTGCTTTCTTTACTTTGTCTGGAACATCAACATTGTCAAGATCAATTGATACAACTTTTTCTTCATCAATCGACACCATCTCATTTACAATTTCGTCAATAGCAGAGTCGCACTCTGGCTGTAATGACATTTCACGATACTTGGTTACAAGTTCGGCTTCTGTTCTTACTGTACCATCTAGATCTACATATGTACCAAACGAACCACCAGCCGCAACAATAACCGCACCGTCTTCTTGTTCTTTTGGTGCAAACGATGGTATTGGATCTAGTTCTTTTCTACGCTTAAATTCCCAGCCGAATAATTCCATCAAAATCTCCTAAAAAGAAAGAGGCTGTACAGCCTCTTCCTGTATTTGTTTCAGAGGCGCATCATATATTTTATACTATTAAACTGCTAGACCGTAACGATTTACAGCACCAGACTCAAGTTCTGGTACCCAATAATCGTAAGCGAATGTTACTGTGAACGACTCAACAGCTCCAGTAGAACTCCAGTTTAGGTCAATAGCAGAAACGTCAGTTGGGAAAGCGCCAACAATTCTGTATGATCTAATTTGTTCTCCGCTCTTAGCATACTGCTTTACAAGAAGCTCGCCCTTGTAATTTTCAGAATCAAGACCAATACCGCGCACGTTTGATTCTAAAGAGTTGAGACTATTTGACCAAAATTCGAACAACGAGCGAACCTTGAAGTCTTCGTCGTTCATTACTGTTACAGTCCAGTTGTCGAACGAACGCTCGCCAGCTACCTTAATTCTACGACCGAAGTAAGGAACTTCGATCTGAGAAACTGAAGCTGCTGGTAACTGAGCTGCTTGACAAGCAAAAGTAAACTTGTCAACGCTATTTCCGCCAAAAGCAAGATTTGGAACAGTTAGCTGAACTTCGAAGAGCGAAGGACGTGCGCCACCGAACTCCAAACCTTTTGCAATAAATTCGTTAACATTAAATGCCATTTTAGTGCTCCTTTGTGCTCATCTATTTATTAAAACTGACCAACAACTTCGGAGAACTGAACGCCAGTGCGTACAGCAACGAAGTTAAGCTGGATGAAGTTAATAGAACGAGCTGGCTTAATGTAAATGTCTCCGATAAACTCATTGCGATCAATAACTTCGCCAGTGTTGTTTGTTTCATCGCAAACAACCAAGAAGTCATAGATACCGCGACGACCCTTAATATCACGAAGATATGGAGTTACGAGGTTCTTGAACTGGGCGCGAGTGAACGCATCATTGAACTCGAACAGAGTATATTTCGAAGCTGTTGAAATTGCCTTTTCAAGAACAATAAACAGACGACGAACGTTGATGCGATCGAATGCAGATGGCTTGGCTTGTAAAGTCTTATCACCAAATAGAACCGTACCCTGTCCTGGGAATGTTACTACTGGGTTGATACCAGACTTATATAGAGTATCACGATCTGCCTTACGTGGGTTATAAGCAAGATTTACAATATTCTTGAT